GCATTTAACGCCAAGAAGTCTGACGGATTTAACCCGCAGCTGGTGGTATGTGACGAAATGGCGGCATGGAGCGGCGACGCAGGGCTAAAGCAGTATGAGGTTATGAAGTCTGCTTTAGGCGCACGCCGCCAGCCTATGATTTTGTCTATCAGTACCGCAGGCTATATAAACGACAGTATTTATGATGAGCTGATGAAACGCAGCACCAGCTTTTTAAAGGGCAACAGCAAGGAAAGGCGGCTTTTGCCGTTCCTTTACATGATAGACGACGTGGAAAAGTGGAACGATATAGAAGAGCTTAAGAAAGCTAACCCAAACATGGGCGTATCTGTAAAAGAGAGCTTTTTCACGGACGAGATAGCAGTAGCAGAAAACAGCTTAAGCAAGCGGGCAGAATTTTTAACAAAATACTGCAATATCAAGCAGAACAGCTCTATAGCGTGGCTGGAATATGCGACGGTGGACGGCGCAGGCGTTGAAAAGACCTTAGAGGACTTTAGGGACTGCTACGCCGTGGGCGGCATAGACTTAAGCCAGACAACGGACTTGACCGCAGCAAGCGTGGTAATTGAAAGGGACGGCGTGCTTTATGCGTTCACTCAATTCTTTATGCCACGGGGCAGGGTGGAAACCTTGCAGGCTACGGACGGCGTGCCGTATGACATATTTGTTAAAAAGGGGCTGATAACCTTAAGCGGCGACAACTACGTAGACTACCACGACGTATACGCATGGTTTACGGGGCTGGTGGAAAATTACGGCATTTATATACTCAAAATAGGGTATGACCGATACATGGCAAAATATCTGATAGAGGAATTGAAAGACTATGGTTTCCAGACAGACGACGTGCATCAAGGGGAAAACTTAACGCCAGTCATACGGGAGTTTGAGGGCATCATAAAAGACGGAAATTTCAAGATTGCAGACAATAATTTGCTAAAGACACATTTCTTGAATGTTGCGCTTAAGCACAACATGGAAACAAGGAAATTTAGACCGATAAAGATAGAGCAGCGGGCGCATATCGACGGCTTTGTATCCGTCATAGACGCTATGACGGTAAGACAAAAATACTGGGAAGAGTGCGGCGAGCTGCTTAAAAATGCCGCATAGAAAGGAGAGTGGACGGTATCAAATTCTTAGATTATCTTTTTCACAAAAAAGAATTAAAAGCACTGGGAAATTATTTCAAGATGCTTAACGGGTACAGCCCTACATTTACCAGCTATAGCGGCGGCGTATATGAAATGGACTTAACCAGAACGGCAATAAACAGCTTTGCAACGCATTGCAGCAAGCTAAAGCCAGAGATAGAGGGCAGCGCATTAAAGCGGCTGGAAAAGACGCTACAGTACAAACCTAACTATTTCATGGATACTACAAAATTCATAAAAAGGCTGGCGACCTATGTAGCGGTGGAACACACCGCTTTTATTGTGCCTATCGAGGACGAGAACGGGACGCTTTGCGGCTGGTATCCATTGCGAGCGGAACGGTGCGAGGTAAGGGAAGTAAACGGCGGCATATATCTACGCTATCTTTTTGCAAATGGCGAGTATGGCGCTATTGAATTTGAAAAGGTGGGGATACTGACAGACTTTGAATATAAAGACGACCTTTTCGGAGAGGACAACAGCACGCTACAGCCAACAATGCAGCTGATACATACGCAGAATGAGGGCATTATAAATGCCGTCAAAAATTCTGCAAATATACGTTTTCTGGCAAAGGTGGCAAATATGCTGAAGCCAGAGGACATAAAAAAAGAGCGGCAGAGGTTTACAGAGGAAAACTTAAGCGCAGAGAATGACAGTGGCATGATTATTTACGACAATAAATTCAGCGAGCTTAAGCAAGTGGAAAGCAAGCCATACACGCCAAACGCTTTGCAGATGCAGCTTATACAAGACAATGTATGTACGCATTTTGGTACAAACATGGATATTCTGCAAAACAAATTCAATGAGGAAACGTGGAACGCCTACTATGAGGGAAAGATAGAACAGTTTGCAATACAGCTATCGCTTGTAATGACAAACATGAGCTTTACCGAGAGGGAGAGGGCGTGCGGTAACGCTATTACGTTTTCGGCTAACCGCCTGCAATATGCCAGCAACGCAACAAAGCTGCAAGTAAGCACGCAGCTTTTTGACCGTGCATTATTGAACCGTAACGGCGTGATGGATATATGGAACATGGCGCACGTTGAGGACGGCGACAAGTATTATATCCGCAAGGAATACACGGAAGTAAGCCAGCTGGGTAAGGGAGAGGAAAAGCCGCAGATAATCATACAGCAGATGCCGCAGGAGAGCGGCAAGGGGCAGCAGGCGGGAGAACCAGCAGGGGACGGACAGACGCAGGAAACACAGACAGAGCCGCCGCAGGACGGCAGCGGGCAGAAAGAGGGTGTAAAAGATGCCGATTAAGAAAGAACGGGAATATAGGACGCTGGCAGCACCGCTGACCGCTGGGGCTGCCGAAAAGCGGATACAGACGGATTTTTACGTAGAGGGATACGCCACCACGTTTAACGTGCCGTATCTGCTTTATGAGTTTGAGGACGGCACGAAGTATTACGAAAGAATAGACGCACACGCACTGGACGGCGCAGACATGAGCGACGTTATCATGCAGTACGACCATGAGGGCAGGGTATTTGCAAGACAGTCAAATAAAACGCTTATCTTAGAGCCAGACACAAAGGGGCTTATGATAGCAGCCGATTTAGGCAGGACAGACTTAGCCCGTGGGCTGTACCAAGACATAGAGGCAGGCATGATAACTAAAATGTCATGGGCATTTACAGTGGCAGAGGAAAGCTACGAAAGAGCCACGCACACCAGAACAATATTAAAAATCAAAAAGGTTTATGACGTATCCGCAGTAAGCATACCAGCAAACGGCGATACGGAAATAAGCGCCCGTGCTTTTGCACATAGGAGTTATGAGCAGGAGCGGCAGGAGTTGCTACAGCGGCGTATAAATTTACTAAAGATTATGGCAAGCCTATAAGAAAATCAAAACCAGAAAAGGAGAGCAGAAACAATGAGATTGAAAGAGATTGAGGCAAGGTTAGCCCAGATTAAGCAGGAGCTTACCACAAGGGCGGCAGAACTGACAGCGGCAGAAATTGAGGCGCTGGAAAAAGAGGTAGAGGCATTGCAGGAAGAGCGGGCGGCATTGCAGGCGGCGGCAGAAAGGCGTAGCGCCTTGCTTGCCAGAATTGCGGCAGGCGAACCCGTAGGCGACGAGGGCGAGGGCAGCGGTACGCAGCCTACGTTACTTAGGAGTTTTGCGGGGGCAGGAGGCGCACAGCCGCAGGCGAAAGAGCCAGAGGACAGATACGACACGGTAGCATACCGAAAAGCATTTATGAATTATGTATGCAGGGGTGCAGCAATCCCCGCAGAGTTTAGGGCTGCGGAAACGACCACGACGGCAGACAGTGGGGCGGTTATCCCTACGTCCATTATGAATGAAATCATTCAGAAATTGGAAAGCTACGGCAGCATTTATGCACAGGTGCGTAAAATCAATGTGCAGGGCGGCGTAGCAATCCCTATTGCCGACTTAAAGCCTACAGCGCACTGGATTGCAGAGGAAGAGAGCAGCGACGACCAGAAAGCCGGCGCCAAAAATTCCGTGACATTCAATTACTACGGCTTAGAGTGCAAGATTTCCCAGAGCATCTTAGCAAACGTGGTTACGCTGAAAATGTTCACGGATTTATTTATCCCTATGGCAACAGAGGCAATGGTTAAGGCTATTGAGATTGCCATTTTCAACGGCACGGGCGAGGGGCAGCCGCTGGGCGTTCTGAAAGATGCAAGAGTGCTGGCAGTGGTGGAGCTGACAGAAGAGGAATACGCAAGCTGGAAAGGCTGGCACAAGGTAAAAGGCAAGATTAAGAAAGCCTACAGAAACGGCAGCTTTATTATGAACCAGTCCACCTTTGACGTTGGCATTGACGGCATGGAAGATAAGAACGGGCAGCCGATAGGACGCACGAACTACGGCATCAACGGAGAGGAAAGCTACCGCTTTATGGGTAAGACGGTGGAAACGGTAGAGGACGAGGTTTTACCGAGCTGGGACGACGCAGCAGCAGGCGACGTGTTCGCAGTGTTTATGAAACTGTCCGACTATGTAATTAACACCAACATGGAAATGCAGGTAACAAAGTGGACTGACCACGACAACAACAAGATTAAAAATAAGTGCTTAATGGTGGTGGACGGCAAGGCGGCAGACACAAACGGCATTATTCTTATCAAAAAGGCAATCAAGGCAGTGTAATAAAAAAATACGGCGGCTGGCGTGCCTGCGCTGGCTGCCAGAAACGAGGTAAAGGGCATGAAAGGACATTTAGGCGCAGAGCAGCTGAAAAGCATGGATTATAAGAGCTTGCAGGTTTTGGCAAAGGATATGGGCGTAAGCGCTACTGGAAAAGCAGAGGATATTATAGCCAGAATTGCAGCAGTAGAGGTAGACGTACCAGAAGAGAGCCAGCTTACGGAAGAGGAAAAGGCGGCGGTAGAGGCGGCACGGCAGGAAGAGGAACGGGCAGCAGAGGCAGTAGCCAGAGAGCAGGCAGAGGCGGCGCAGGCTGCGAAAGAGGCAGAGGAAAAAGCGGCAGCCGAGCAGAAAGCCAGAGAAGAGGCAGAGGCGGCAGAGGGGCTGGTTAAGGTAAAAGCTACTACAAGGTTTTTAGACAAGCAGCTTAACCAGATTAAGGACGCAGGAGAGGCTTACAGCGTAAGCAGGGGACGTGCGGCGGAGCTGGCGGCAGCAGGCGTGGCAGAAATCGTGGGATAACAGAAAGAGGGTGCAGGATATGGCGGCAGATGCCACCACATTAACAGAGAAAATGCGGGCGGCGCTGCGTATCAGCAGCACCAGCGACAAGATAACGGCAGAAATAGAGGACTGTATAGCCGCCTGCAAAGCTGACCTTGCGAACGACGGCATAAAAGCCATTGACGAGGGCGACGCACTGATTATAAGGGCGGTAACTCTTTACTGTAAGGCAGAATTTGGCTATAACGACAAAGCGGAGAAGTTTAGGCAGTCATACGACACGCTGAAAATGCGGCTTGCTTTGTCGCAGGAGTACAACACAGCGCCGCCCGTGTCCGAAACGGACACCGAGGGCGCAGAAAGCGGGGCATGATATGGCAGCATGGGCAGACGAGCTTACACTTATCAGCCAGCAGCCGCCAGACGAGCGGGTAAACGCTGGCGGCTTTGAGAATGAGCCGCAGGAAAGCGCCCGTACTGTTTTCTGCAACAAGAAGAAAGTAGGCTACAGCGAGTATTTTAAGAGCCAGCAGACGGGCAAGGTGGTAGAGGCGAAATGCGAGGTACATAAGGCAGACTATGAGGGCGAGGACACCGTAGAAATGGACGGGCGGCGCTTTTTCGTGCTTAAGACCTACGACATAGACGACGATACCATAGAGCTTACGCTTACGGACTTACGGCATAAGGAAGAGGGGACATAAAAGCGGCGGGGATACCGCCGCAGGAAATGTTAATCATTTATTTTCAGAGTATCTGGAACATTGACAGGTGGATTGTTTTGTAAAAAGCGCAATGTGATTTTACAGCCGTAAGAAATAGGTTTGCCGTCTTTTTGACCGCCGCCATATACATCAATATAGCTTATGCTTTCAATGCGCCCTATATTGTCCTGCATAAAAGGTATCAAATCAGCGGGTATGTTTCCTATCTGCATATTATTGACATAGACACCGTAAGCGGGCTGCCCTTTAAACTCATATTGCTTTATTTCAACGTCGGCATATTCATTAAACGGGCTGTCGTGAAAATGAAGTTTACGCAAAATAAGTTGGCGTGAAGTGCCGTCGTCGTTATTAAAAGTTACACCCGTGACTTTTATAGGCGCAAATATGTATTTGGATTGACGTTGTGCGGGAACACTGGGCGCTGGCGTTGCGGCGGGAGTTCCTGCCGTATCGTTATTTGCTACATTATCCTGCAAGGGTTGAGAAAAAGAATTTTTGTTCGGGCGGGTAAAACGGTTAGGAGTTTGTGGCGTTTCGCCACTTGTTTCTGCTACTGGCTTAGCGGAACGGAAAGCCAGAAATGCAAAAACGCCGCAGATAACAAGGCAGCCAACGCCACCAGAAACCAAACCGCCTGCAAATCCGCTGAAAGCGGATAAAAGGAATAGGACGGCAAGGCAGGAAAAGACTATAGTTTTCTTTTTCATACAAAACACAACCTTTCTATCGTTTTTAAGAAAATTATAGAACAATGTCGATTTAAAATCAACAGAAAGGGGGTAAATAAAATGGCAGAGTTTACTACGGTGGGGCTGGAAGAGGTAATAGAGGCATTTAGCAGGAGAGAGCAGGCAGCAACAAGGGCAGTGCCTAAAATGTTGCAAGCAGGGGCAGCAGTGCTGGTAGAGGCACAAAGAGAAGAGGCAAAGGCTATGGGGATTGAGGAAACCGCTGGATTTATCCGAGCAATAAAGCATACAAAAGTGCAGGGCGGCGATAGGGAAAAACATATTGATGTATACCCGCAGGGCAGGGCAAAGCACGGAAATGACAAAAAGGGCGATAAAAGCAAAGTAAGATATGCAACGATAGGATTTATAAACGAATACGGCACAAGTAAAAAAGCAGCCCGTCCTTATATGACGGCAGCAAATGCGAAAGCACACGAAAAAGTAGTTGATGCACAAATGGAAGTATGGGAGCGTGAGCAGGGACAATGAGCAGCATAAAAGAGATTTTAGAGAGCGCAGGGCTGCCAGCACAGCGGGGCGTATATACTGGCAGATGCAAGCCGAAAGCCTATTATACTTTCCTGCGGCTGAATGGCGGCGCTGCCGTAAATGCAGACGACACAGAGAGCGAGAGCAAGGAAATGTATAGGGTAACGCTTTTCCATAAAGGCGACTATGAGGCACAGCTTAACAAAACTCTGGAAGTGCTGCGGGCGGCAGATTTTTACATTAACAGCGTGGATATGGAGAGCTACGAAACAGAAACGGGGTACTGGCTAGTGCCTATCACAATCGAGATATTAAAGGAGTGAAAAGACAATGACACTGGGATTAAGAGATTTATTTTACGCAGTATGCACAGAGGCAGACGGCGTGGAAACTTACGGAACGCCTAAGAAAATGGCAGAGGCTATGACGGCTGATTTATCTGTAAAGACGGCAGACGGCAGCTTATACGCAGATGATACGTTGAGTGAAAGCGTATCCGAGTTTGTCAGCGGCACGCTTAAGCTGGGAGTAAAAGACCTTACGCCGGAAGTGCTGGCAGAGGTACTGGGGCAGATGGTAGACCAGAATAAGGTAGTATGGGCTGGAAAAGACGACGAGCCGCCGTATGTGGCTATCGGCTTTAGGGCAAAGAAAACGGGCGGGCGTTTTCGTTACGTCTGGCTGCTTAAGGTTAAGTTTAAAGTGCCGTCTGAAAAGTACGAAACCAAAGGGGAAAGCATCAAATTCAACACGCCCGACATTGAGGCGGATTTTACCGCAAGAAAGAAAGACGGGCGCTGGAAAGCGGACTTTGTAGGCACAGAGGAAAGCGACGCAGCTAAGACGTGGTTTACAGAAGTGCCAGAGCCAGCGGAAACCATAACAGCGGCGTAAAAACAGAATAAAGGGAAAGGAGAAAAGGCGCAGCGCATGGCTGCGCCTTAATTTGTTGATATGAGCGCAATTAAAGACAGTGGGATTACGGTAAAACTGAAAGGGAAAGAGTACAGACTTCTTTTCACCCTTTACGCATTGGATGAGGTGCAAACGAAATTTGGCGGCTATGACAAAATGAATGAGGCTTTTAATCAGAAAAATCCAGACTGGATAAAAGATACAATATGGCTGCTTACATTACTTATTAACGAGGGATTGAGGGAAGAGGGAGAAGAAACAACGCTTTTTACAGAGGAACGGATAAGCCACATAATCCACATAGGCAATCTGGCAGAGGTACAGCGTGCTATTTTTGCGTCGTTTGCAGCAGGCACGGCAGGCGACGGGGAAAGCGGCGGGGATACCGAAACAGAGGACGACGAAGAGGCGGGGGAAATGAAAGCCGTGCAGGAAAGCTAGACACTGCACGGCTTTTGTATATCGCTATGGTGCTGCTGGGGTATAGGGAGTGTGAGGCATGGAGAAAAACGCCGTACCAGATTGTAACCCTATTCGGATACCACAAGGAATATAACCCGCACATTTTTGGGCAGGAACGGGCAGCAGTACCACAGGCGGCAGAGGAACTGGACGACATTGACATAGCGTTAGGGGGACTGTAGCGAATGGCTGATAAGACAGAAAATATAAAAACAAGGCTTAGCTTTGACGGCGAGGCAGAATACAAGACAGCCTGCAAAGATATAAACAATAATCTGAAAAACCTTAATGCTGAAATGCGCCGAGTAACCGCAGAATACAAAGGAAACGAAAACAGCATAGAGGCATTAAGGGCAAAGCAGGGCGTTTTATCTGAAAAATATGCAGAGCAGGCAAAGAAAGTAGAAGAGGCACGCAAGGCGTTAGAGAGATGTGCACAGCAGACGGGCAACAACAGCGAGGCTACACAAAGACTGCAAAGAGATTTGAACTATGCAGAGGCGGCGCTTTTTGATACGGACGCTGCCTTGCAGTCTGTAGAAAACGAACTATCAGAGGGCGTGCAGGCGCAACGGCAGTATGAGGCGGCTTGCCAGGGGATAGATAAAAATTTATCCCTTTTGGGCGCAGAATTGCAGGAAGTGAACGCAAAGTATAAAAACAATGCGGACAGCGCAAAAGCCGTGGCAGAAAAGCAGGAAGTACTTAAAAGGACATATGACGAGCAGGCAAAAAAGGTAGCGGAAACGGAAAGAGCTTATGAAAGCATGGTGCGCCAGTATGGGGAAACCAGCAGCGAGGCGCAGGAGCTTGAAACGCAGCTGCACAGCGAAAGAGCCGCCCTATACGACGTGGAAAACCAGCTTGCAGAAACCGAGCAGGGGCATAACGGGCTTGCGTCCGCTATGGGAAATCTGGGCGGCATCATGGCAAAAGGCATAGCGGCAGTGGGGGCGGCTGCGGTTGCAATCGGCACGGCGGTAGTGGCAGGGCTGGGCTATGCCGTAAGCCAAGCGGACGAGGCAAAGGGCGCTTTAAATGATTTCTGCGCAGCCACGGGGACGGCTACGGACGACGCAGGGCAGTACAAGCAAGTCATGGAGAATATCTACAACGCAAATTTTGGCGAGGGCTTTGAGGACATAGCGGCGGCTATGGCAGAGGTACGGCAGCAGGCGGGCGACTTAGGGGCAGACGAGCTGGAAAAAATGACTACCAACGCATTAGCGCTGCGGGATACGTTTGATTTTGACGTAGCGGAAAGCACCAGAGCCGCCACACAGCTTATGCAGAAATTCGGCTTATCCTCTGACGAGGCGTATAACCTTATTGCGCAGGGCGCACAGAATGGGCTTAACAAGAACGGGGATTTATTAGACGTTATTAACGAATACAGTAACCAGTATTCGCAGGCGGGGCTAAGCGCAGAGGATATGTTTAACTCTATCGCCAACGGCGCTGCTACTGGCGTTTGGAGCATTGACAAAATGGGCGACGCTTTTAAGGAGTTCAGTATCCGCATGAATGACGGCACGGCAAACGAATACCTTGAAAGTCTGGGGCTTAATGCGGACGAGGTAGTAGGGAAATTCCAAAAGGGCGGCGACAGCGCAAAAGAGGCTATGAGCCAAGTAAGCGAGGCGCTTAAGAACTGCGACGACAAGACGCTACAGTATACGGCGGGCGTGGGCTTAATGGGTACTATGTGGGAAGATATGGGCGCTGATGCCTGCACGTCGCTTATGGACGTTGAGGGGCAGATAAGCAAGACCACGGACGCTATGGGGAAGATTAACGCCGTAAAATATGACACATTTTCAGAGGCTATGCAGGGCGCAGGCAGGATACTACAGACCAGCTTTATCATGCCGATAGGCGAGCAGGCGCTACCGATTTTCAGCCAGTTTGCAAACGAGCTGGCGCAGGGAGCGGCAGAGGCGGGCGGCGACATGGGGAAACTGGCGCAGAGCTTTGGCGACGCATTAGGCAACATGGTAAACGGGCTGGCAGAAATGCTGCCGCAGATTACCAGCTTTGCCGTAGAGCTTGTAAGCGGGCTTGTGGACGGCATTGTAGAGAGTGCGCCAGCAATCGTGCAGGCGGGCGTAGGCATGATTACGGGGCTTGTGGACGGCATTGTAGAGGCGATACCGACACTGGCAGAGAGCGCAACGGAGATAATAACAACGCTGATTAACGGCATTGTGGAGCTGATACCGTCGCTGGCAGAGGGCGCAGTACAGATTATTGCAGGGCTGGCAAAAGGGCTGGGGGAGGCGCTGCCAGAGCTGATACCAAGCGTGGTAGACGCAGTGCTTACCATAGTGGATACGCTGATAAACAACGTGCCTATGCTGATAGATGCAGCCTTGCAGCT